CCGGCCTCGGTCAACTGGAGCAGTTCGTCGGACTGAATCTTGCCCTTGGCCATCATCTGCCCGATGGCCGTGGTCACCTGATTGATTTGTTCCTTGCCGCCACCCAGCCCGGCCACGGCGTCACCGATGGCGGTCAGCGTGGGGCGCACGTCCTTGGCCGCGAAGCCCATGGCCAGCAGCCGCTGGCTGGCGCGCACCAGGTCGGGGAACTCAAACGGCGTCTCGGCCGCAAAGCCCTTCAGGTCGTCCAGGAACGTCTTGGCCTGTTCGCCTGAACCCAGCATGGTCTCAAAGGCGATGTTGGCCTGTTCCAGCCCGCTGGCGGTCTTGAGCCCGGACACGATGGCCGCGCCGGCCGTGGTGGCCAGCGTCGCCTTGAACGCGAGCGCGGCGGCGTTGGCCACCCCGAACGGCTTGCCGGCCTTGCCGACCGCCCCACCCAGGTGGGCCAGCGCCCCCTCGGTTTCCTTGACCCCGGTCGCCTGAACGTCTACCGCCAGCCGTGACGCCGTGATCGGCACCGGGTCCTCCTACGTCTTAGCCGGCTGCCGCTTGGCGTGCATCCGGGCGCTGTATGCCTCGGCCTCGCTGGCGGCCAGGGCCTGTTCCATCCACGCCCGGGGCTGATCGGCCAAATCCCAGGGGGCCACCCGCAGGTACTGGGCTGCCTTCAGCAGCACGTACCAGTCGGGTGCCTCCCCCAGTTGGCCATCGGTGGCGAGCCACCGCCTCAGCCCCGTGACTCCGGGGGGCGCATGTCCTTGCCCATGGCCCCGACGATCGCCATGACGAACGCCAGCGGCATGTTCCCCACCGTCTCGGTGTCGGTGGGCATGCGCTCGCCCTCGTCGTCCAGCACGTCCCACCACTCCAGCAGCGGTGAGACGAGCCCGGCCACGGCCCGGACGTTGCCGGCGTCGGCCAGGTCTGATACCTCGGCGGCACGGTTGGCGGTGAACTCAGCCGGGTGGTAGGCGAAGTCCACGGCCTCGCCCAGCCACTCGACTTGGGCGGTCTTGACCGCCGCCTTCATGTCGCTGAAACGCATTGCCATGGTGGTGGCTCTCCCCTTCTCGTAGGGCTACCGTTCAGGTGAACGGCAGGTCTTAGATGGCGGCCAGCGTGGTGCTCGCGCACACCACGGTGACCTCGCTGGCCTTGCCCCAGTCGCCGTCGTGAACGACCGCGAGCGTCGGGCCCACCGCGTATACGCCGTCCTCGTCGCTGAAGTCGCCCGGGTCGGTGACCTTGACCGCCAGGTCCCAGGTCAGCCGGTAGGTCTCGTCCTCGGTGAGCCCGGGGAAGTCGGTCATGGACGCGAGCACCGGGCCGATGGCCTCCAGCCGCAGGAACTTGGTCGCCCCGGTCTCCAGGGCGGCCAGCAGCGCGAGCCCGTCGTCGTCGGCCTCGGCCAGGAAGTCCACGCTGAAGTCCGGCTCCGCGTTCTCCACGTAGGTGCTGAACGACGCGTTGGACGCGTTCAGGAACCACGCGGGGTTGAACCGGCTGCCGGCCTGGGGGTGCAGGCTGACCACCTTGGTCAGTTGCTTGTCCGTGCCGGCCCCGGTGCCCAGGTCGGCCACGTCGTCGGCCATGTAGATGCTGAACTGGCCCGGCAGGATCGGCACCAGGTCGGGCGTCTGGAGCCCGGCGGTCAGCACCTGGTCGGTCAGCAGCCGCTGGCCGATCATGGTGCCGCCCAGCGTGACCTCGCCCCGGGACACGTCCAGGTCAAAGTCGGTGAACAGCCCGTGCGTGAACACCTCGCCGTTGGCCTCGCCGGACTCCACCGTCCAGGTGGTGGGGGCGTCAGCGCCGCTGGACTTGGGCGTGAACACGTACTTGAACGCTGGGGTGGGCGTCACCCCGTCCATGATGTTGGTGACCACCGGCAGGGTGAACACGCTGGACAGGGGAACGATGATCTCGTCGTACGTCGGGGTGCCGGACACCTCGGCGCTGGACCACACCTTGTTGGCCGCCTGAACGGTCGGGTACTTGACACCCTTGGGCCGGAACGCGGTGGTCTCGGCCTCCATCTTGGGGGCGATGCTCAGGCTGGCGAGCCGGCGCGTCGCGGCGACCTTGACCCCGGGGGCCCCAGCGCCCTCCAGGCCAGCCTGAACCACCTGGTTGGCGGTTGCACGGATGGACATAACCACTCCTTCTACTGGACCAGGACCGCGAAGGTCGCGCCTAGATGACGGTACTGGACGCCCTCGGCCTGGTCGGGGTACTGAATACCTGAACGGCGTGAACAGGTGAGCAGCAGCCCCCCGTCAGCCAGCGCCTCGTTGTGGTTGCCCACCAGCACGTCCGCGAGCCGGCGCGCGAGGGGCTTCAGCCGGGCGTAGGTCTCGCCCTCGTCTACGCCCTTCACGTCCACCACAGCGTTGGTGACCAGCCGGGGCCCAGGGCCCACGGCGGCCACGTCGTTGGTGTCCACGATCGTGAACAGGATGACCGGCCAGGGGGTGCCCTCAGGGGCCACGCCCTCCCATATGCGGTTGCTCGCCGGCTCGCCCGGGCCCAGGGCCAGCGCGTCGGCCACCTCCAGGTCGGAGCCCAGGGTGGTGATCAGCCACTCAGCGATGGCCACGCCCTCGTCGCCGTGTCTCATTTCAGCCCTCCCAGGGTGCGGTTCAGAGCGTTCAGGAACACCGGGCGCACCCGCTCGATCGCCGGGCGCATGAAGGGGTGGGCGGGCATGTAGACGGTGCCGTACTCCTGGTAGATGCCATATTCAGCACCTACGTCCACCCGCCAGTGGGCGACCCCGACGCGGTGCGCCTGAATGGACGCCTTCAGGATGCCGAACCGGACGGGGGCCCGCGCCTGGGCGTTCGCCTGAATGTCCAGGGCGGCCTTGGTCACCACCGCGTCCACCTTGGGCGTCAGGCTGACGGCGATCTTGGGCAGGTCGTTCTGAATCACGATCAGCCGGAAGCCGTCAGCCTTGGGCTTGGCCACGGGCTAGGCCCGGGCCGGGAACACGATGCGGCGAGCCCACACCACCTGGGCCGTGGCCTGGGCGTCGGGGTCGCCGTCGCTGATCACCTCGTAGACCTCGCTCGCGCTCACCGTGAGACGGTCGCCCGATCGCACGTCCAGCAAGTCCATGGTGATCTTGACGGCGGTGCCGCCCTCCAGCCGCGCGCTCACGGCCTCGGGCACCTTGTCCGGGGTGCCGTCGATGCGCACAGCCACCGGCTCGCCGGCCCCCCAGCCCAGTGTCCGGCCGCCGGCACCGTCCGGCACCGCCGTACGTAGCGACAGTGTGGCCGCCGTGGGCCGGTGCTCGGCCTGGACCTCGCGCATGTAGGCCAGGTCATCGTCGTCCAGTGCCACCGGGGCCCCCCTTCCAGTCCTTCAGCCCACTCAGGGGCTCCCAGGCGGCCTTCAGGGCGGCCCGGGCGCTCCTGGAGCCGGCCAGGGCCCGCTTGCGCGCGGTCAGGGCAGCAGCACGGCGACGCTCCTGGGCCCGGAACGCCAGCGCCCGGGTTTCCTCGTCAGCGTCAGCCATGGCGGCCTCTCAGGGGATCAGTTCGCGGGCGTCGTACGCCGTGGACGGGTCGGGGTCAGCGCCGGCCACCTGGCTGGTGCCCACCTGGCGGGCCAGGTAGTGGGCCTCCATTTCCAGGCACTTGGCCATGATCTCGCCCTTGTTGAAGGACCCGCCATCGGCGCTGAAGTCGAACTCCCCGGCCACCCGTCCGGCCTTCCAGCGCCAGCCCTCGGCCGCAGCGCGGTTCAGGCTGTCGGCGTCCCAGGTCTCGGTGTAGCCGGCGTCATTGACCAGCAGCCCGGACGCGTCGGGGACCTTGTGCAGGTCCAGCAGCGCAATCAGGTCATCCGGGGACAGGACCGGGCGGCTGGTAGCGGCCACCATGTTGCCCAGTCGCGTGCTCGCAGCCGTCCGGTCCATGGCGTCAGCCCCCCAGGATGCTGGCCTGGCTCAGGCCCTTGTCCGACTTGCCGCTGGCCTCACGGGCCGGGCTGGTGCCGTAGTAGCCGGCTGCCTGAACCTCGGTCTGTGTGGCCGCCGTGTCGGCTCCAGTGCCCTCCACGGCGTCGGCCTGGGCCTCGGCCAGGGTCTTGGCGGTCTCGTCCACGTTATGGGCGGTGCCGCCGGTCTCGGCCGGGTCCTTGCCTGCCTTGCGTCCCACGATGGTCCCCTCTCATTCGGGTGAACAGACGGTAGGCCCGGTCAGGCGCTTCCCTCCAGCACCTGACCGGGCCCAGCCGACTACGCGCCGGCAGCGGTCTCCAGGACCACGGCCGGGTAGCGGTTGGCCTCCACCGCCTGGTCGTAGTTGATCGGGTTGGCGACCTGCCAGCCCGCCCGGAACGTCACCCGCAGGCCCACCATGTCCTGCTGGGCGAGGTTGTAGATGATCGCCCCGGTGTTGTCCTGGATGACAGCCTCGGTCAGCACCTTGTAGGTAATGTCCTTGCGGACGCCCAGCACGAACTGGGTGCTGTCCAGGCCCACCGCGATGAGCCCCTTGACCCCGGACCCCTGGGCGGGCCAGAGCCCGCGAGCGCCGTAGATCACCGGGTCACCGTCGAAGGACGTCAGGTCGGCGTTCACGCGGTCCCGGTCGGTGCGGTCGCCCTGGCTGTTCCGGGCCTTGCGCAGCAGCCCCTTCAGTTTGCGGTTGGCGGCCCAGGTGTCCGGGTCGTAGCCGTCGTCCTCGATCGCCTCCAGGGCGTCGTCCAGGTCGCCGAACGTGCCGCCCTCGGCGGCGGTGTTCGTGCCCACCTGGACGGTGTTGCCGGCCGCGATGGCCGCCGCCCGGACGTTGGTCGGGAACGACGCGGGCGCGCTGTCACCGAAGATCACGGCGGCG